CCAGTACTTCGATAGAAACACCGACCATGAGTAACTTCAGCATCTCATTCTTGTTGCGAGGACGCATCATAGTTTCAATCATACTGTCCAGCACTTTGTTTGGGTCTACCATCTGTGGTGGTTTCCCCCAAGGCCACTTGGTATTGTCATCCGTTAAAGAATGACCGGGCGGTGGTGCGCTAAACTCGTCGTATACTTGTTCTGCCATAATGTATTCCTTAAACTTTTGCGTTCAATCTAGGGGCTGCAATCGTTCGTTTGATTGTCGTTGTGCCGGGTGCGGATGGTTTTGCAGGGGCAGTAGTGGGTCTAACAGGGATAGTGTATTGTGATGTCAGCCTTTCAAGGTTGCTGTCGTAGTTCATCGACTGCATACGTCTCTTTAATGCTTCTAAGTACATGGCGTTAGTCGGTGTAAATCTTTGTGTTTGTGCAGGTCCTGACATAGTTGGGCGATACCTGCTAGTTGCTTGCGCTGCCCGTTGTATCTCTGCGATAGACATGCCTGTATCTTGCTGTTGTTGTTCAGCAGATGCCCCAGACCCAAAAGTCTTTACTGCTGTAGATGCTAGTCTACCCAGAAAACCACCACTTCGTTCGTCATTGTTTCCCGGAAAGTACGCCCCTGTTTCTTCTATTACTCTGTCTGATGAAAACTTCTTCTTACCCAACAAGAAATCCGCACCGAAATCAACGGCTACTTCTAATGCCTTATCTAACCCAAATTTCTCTAACATACTACTGTCCTATTCCTAACAGGTCTTCCATAAAGTTTGTAAAGAACTTACCCGCAGCTTTTGACATCTCTGCTTTTTGTTCCTTATTGTAAAGCTGTAATGTGTTCGCAAACTCTAGGGCAATAACACCTAAGTCATGTTCTCTGTTCAAAGCGTTTTCAGACTTCTGGAAGTTCCAAGAAGCGTTGTCGCGATACATCTGCCATAAGTTATTTAGTGCGTTCTGGTTTGCGTTGTACTCGTTTTGCACATTAATTCTATTTGTTTCGTTATCCAAAGCCGTGTTCGCAGTATTTACGTTTCTTCTCCAAACTACGTTACTCTGGTCAACAGCGTATTGCATTTGCGAATTGAACTTGTCCCGCGAATCTCGCAGGGTAGTAACATACTGTGTCATAGCATTTTCTTGTGACACATTAAACTGCTGCATCGATGCGTTGCGATTAGCATTTGCTGTTTCTATCTGTGAACCTAGTTCTGCAAAAAACTCTTCAACTTGCAACTCATTTTTTGCATTGAATTGCTGTCGGGCATTTTCTTCAGCCGCATCCTTGAACAAACCTGCAACTAACGTCTGATAGTTCAGGGTGTTTGTTTTCTGTTCGTTGTCTAGGTTTTTCAAGTCTATAGACAAGAAAGCCTGTGCGTTGGTTACGGCAGATTGTAACCGTGCGTTCAAGTTAGCCTTGTCCATTGCGGCATAGGTTGCGGCATTTTGCAGGGCTGTTTGTTGCCTATTAGTTAGGTTTTGCAACTGAATTGCAGAGTATTTATTAGCATCCGCTGCTGCTATCTGTACACCAGACTCCATTAGGGACTGTGTAATCGCTGCAGAAGCCATGCTAGATGCGCCTAGCCCGCGAGATTGCATCACCGCATTTACCTTGCGAATTTGCGGGGAAGCCCAAGGGGGCATTGGTTTGCCCTCTTCTAGGGATGACATCAGTTCGCCTAGTTGATACTGAACCGTGCCTCTCTTATCCAACTCTTCTGTAGCAGCAGTAGCTAAAGATTGTGCAGATACCTGTCCTTGTGGGGCTGTTATGTAGTCCCCTGTTGGTGTAAACTGTGCGGTTTGTGCCGTACCCAACTCCTGTAACCCCGGTGTAGTTGCAGCTATCTGTTGTATCTGTCCAACATCTGCTGCAGGGACTTGTGGTATCCCTACGTCTAACCCCGTAGTTGGTACGGTTGCTGCCGATACATCGGGGGCAGTTCCCAAAGTCAAACCGTCAGTTCCCAGCACCTCTTCCTGCTGAATCTGTTGTTTCGTAGAAGTTGCTGCAGGTAAACCAGCACCAGCCAGTGTGCCTACTTCTGTCTCTAACGCAACATCCGTATTGATTGTCTTTGTTACATCTGCCATAGTTAATTCCTATTCAACGCCCTGTCTAATTTATCTTCTAACCTATGCAAGGCTTCCATAACTCTGTCCATGTTTTCCCGCATCTCTGTTTTGGTTGCGTATTCCTCACGGGTCTTATTTAGTAATATCTGTATCCGTTTTACTTCAGCAAACATCTGACGAAATGCCCAAAATACTGGGGCGATTACCACAGTTAGAATGATGTTCCAAAATAGCATTGCGTCTAGTTCCATCAGGTGTTCCTAACTTGGGTTTATTGAACGACCAACTTCGTATAAGTTAGTACCGTCACTTAAAAATACAAGTATATCTCTCTTACTTCCTGTAGTTGTTAACGTAGGTGCAGAACCTCCTGTAAACTTAAATACAGAGTTAAATGTTGCCGTACGCGAACCCGTACTATCTTGCTTTATTGTAAGAACGTACACAGCCCCTGCAACTTGGTTTGTTGGTGCAGCAAAAGTTCTGTTACCCCCCAACTCTACAGATGTAACTTGATTTGCACTTGCATCCCAAGATATTGTTGCACCATCAGTCAGGGTAGTTTCGTTGAAGTTTTGTGTAGCGGTATATTCTTGTGCAATAGCAAGTCCCGCCAACGTGGTTGTGGTTGTTGGTATGGTAATCGTACCCGTGTTGCTGATGCTGGATATTATAGGAGTGGTTAGAGTTTTGTTGGTCAGGGTTTGAGTGCCAGCTAAAGTAGTAACCGTACTATCTATTGCGAAAGTTACAGCGTTACCTGAACCACTCGTGTCAATGCCCGTACCACCCGTGAATGTTAAAGTTTCGCTATCTAGGTCAATAGCTAGTGCGCCACCTGTATCCGCTTCAAAGTCTAAATCGGCAGTCCCCACGGTTGCATCAACGTACGCCTTGATAGACTGTTGTGTTGCAAGGGCTGTGTCGCTATCAGAAGTCAGGGTGTCTTCGTCTAGGATAGCAGTTACGGTCGCACCACTCGCTAGTGTTAGGTCTGTGCTGGCAGTTAGGTTTGTAAACGTACCTGCTGCTGCAGACGAACCCCCTACTATCGTTCCATCAATCGCACCACTATCAATGTCAACCTTGCTAATATCCACCTCACCAGTACCGTTCGGTGTTAGGGCTATGTTGCCGTCGGTGTCTGTGCTAGTGATTGCGTTTCCATTGATGTTAATGTTGTCTACATCTAGGTCGCCTGTGATGTCTGCTGCGCCTGTTATTGCAAGAGTAGCTGTATCGATAGTTACTGTGGTGGATGCGTCGATGTCTACTGTCGGGGCAACAATCTCTAACTCTGTGTCAGCCGCGATATCAAGCTGTCCATCTGTACTTGATGATACAGACAATGCTGAGTCTCTAAATTGCAGGGCTATTGCATCGTTTAAGCGCAGGGCTGTGTCAGCAATGTGTGTTAGGCTAACGTCATCATCTGCACCGAAGAACAACACTGCAGCATCAGATTGTAATAGTACATTGTCTGCAGCAATTAGGTCGTCGGACTCTAACGTCATCGCAGTAGTCAACGCTTCGGAGTTGCCCGTTTGAAAGACCAACTTTACAGCGTCGTTGCCTGTATCATCCAAGCTATCCACAACTACCGCATCAATCTTGGCTAGGTCTACGCCAGACTGCTGGGTATCTAGGCTTTCCCAAACAATAGAACCAACGCTATCTGCAGCAAGCATGTCCGTAGATAGGTTGGTAAATGTTATGATAGGAGAGTCATCCTTGCGGATGTTCAAGGCAGTTAGGTATGCATTGTTAAATGCGTAGGTTGTCGAACCCAAATCGTACGTTGCTGTTGTTACAGGTTGTAGGTGTGAACCAACACCGTCGGTGCTACCATCAGATGCCGCAAGTATTATCTTATCTAGGTAGGCAACCCCGTCGAGATACAAATCCTTAAACTCTGCAGACGACGTGCCTAAGTCTAGGTTATCATCTGCATTTGGTACAAGGGCTGCATTGGTTTGTTCTAGCTGACTTGACGGACCTAGTTTGCTTACTGGTCCACCATCTCCTGTTGTAGAACCGTCGTGAGTATGTCCTGTTGATACGTTAAACGCAGATTGAATTGCGTTAAACTCACCATCCAACGGTGCGGCACTAATAACGTTACCGTCCGCTATGTTGTTTGCTGTATCGTTTCTTACGTAACCTGCCATGTTCGTTACCTTCTTCCGTATTGTCCGTATTCAATTACTGCTGCATCCATTGCGAATGGTGGGCTTGTGCCGCTAGATTCAAACTGTAATGCCACAGTAAATCCCGAACCTTGTGTTTGTGTGTCGAAGATTGATTGTAGAGACTCTCCGCTGTAAACTGCCGTTCCGTACTTTGCTTCTGGGCTTCCAAATACAAACACACCCCCTGAACTAGAAGTGTTGCTGAGAGATATTGTATCTGGTTCAATTACCCCAGACTCACTCAAGTCGTACTTTACGTTAAAATCTAGGTCTACTGTTCCTTGTGGGTCAGTGTAGATAGTAGCACGATAGATTGTTTTACGAGTACGTGGGTCAGTTATTGGAAAGTATGGGGTAGAGAAACTAGCTGTTATATCATCTCCATCAAAGCTATTACCCGACTCCATCTGGTACACATATCCATCTTCGTTACCAAACAGAACTACCTCTGTTTTTCCTGTGTAGGTAGAGTCAGCAACGTACGCTTTTATACCTGTTGTTTCCGCCCAGTTAATTTGTTGCCCTTGCTGCCCTTGCAACTGTGTTCCAATAATACC